GTCGCGATGGCATTCTTCGCCGAGCAGCGCCATCTTCTGCGAGGATTTCCATTCGATGAGCTTTTTGATGTAGGCAAGTTTCGTTTTGTTCATGGGTCGAATCTAGCGGGCGTCGTCTGTGCGTCAACAGTATTTTCTTTTTATTTTGTGAACGGCTTTTCAAGGCCACGGCTCCCAAAACTCCATCGCCTCCACCGCGCGCAGCAGCTCGGCAAACCCGGCGAGGATTTCGTCGTGCGTCAGGCGGCGCGGGAGGTGCGGGAACATGTCGAGTTGGGTCATTTCGTGGCCTCCCATGTGTCGAGGATGGAGTTGAGTCGCGCGGCGCAATCTTCTGATGCCTCCCGGTATCGTTCTGCGCGGCCATACGACTCAGCAGACAGGGCGTCATCTTGCGCGGCTGCAATCCATCCTTCGGCGTCCAGCAGCCCCTCAATCGCCGTCTTGAGGCAGCGCAGTGCGCGAGACTCGTCAGGCCAGTTGCCAGCGATTGCTGCGATTCTGGCGTCAATCTGTTGCAGCACGATGGCTGCGCGGTCGCTGGTGGGCGTGCTCATTTGGCGAGTTGGGCGAGGGCTGCGCGTGCTGCCATCCAGTGCGGCTCGGTCTCGGCCTCGTCGGCGCTGAATCCATCCATTTGCCGCAACTCCATTTCCGCGATGAGCATTGCTTCCAGCGCGGTGCTCAGGCGCGCAACGTCGGCGCGAAGCACGGCGATCTCGTCGTCCCTGTCCTTCGCATCGCCGTCCCGGTCTGCGCAGAGGCTTAGCGAGAGCGCGTTGGCGGTGTCCCGTTCGGCGCGGGCTGCGTCGCGCTCGCGCTCTAGACGTTCGCAGAAGGCCACGATTTGCGCGTCCTCCGGCACGTTGTCCGTGAAGATTGCGTCTGTTTCGGGTGTGGGTTGGTCGGTCATTGTGGTGTGGTGTTTGACTTGCAAATAATGGCTTTGTCGTCTGGGAGGCTCAGTGTCGTCTCGATCTGGCCCTTGCCGTCGTCAATCCATTCCAGCTCCTCCGGCACTTCGAGCAGGTGCTTCGGCATTGCCGGGGTATCCTTGCCCGCGTCCTTGGCTAGTGAGCAGGCCGTGTGAAATACTAGCTCGGCCATTGCCTTGCCCTGCGCAAAGGCGAGGCCAACCTCGCGCAGGCACTCGGCAATGCGGTCGCTTGGCACGCGGTCAACTAGCTCTTGGAATGTTCTGAATTTGTAGGTGGTCATTGTGGGATGTGTTTGGATGTGTCGTGAAAGCATGTGGTCGAGCCGTGCCATTCCAGCGGTAAAGCCTGCCCGCGTTCGCCGTCGCGCTGCTTGGCAATTCGCACGATGCGCTTCGATTCGTTGTCAGGGTCGAAGCTCACAGCGAGGATGGCATTGGCGTCATTCTCGAAGTCTGCCGCCTCGCGTGTGCCGCCGTCTTTGTTCACTTGGGAGGGCGTGATGACGAGTCCGCGGATCTCAGTTGCGAACCGCTTAAACGATTGCGAGGCGTGCGCCAGCGCGAGTTGCCGCCGCTCGAACGTGCCACGCATGGACATGAGTGCGGGATAATCCACGCACAGCACGTCTAACGGCTTCTCCGCCGCGTGCGCGCGAGCCATTGCGAGGATGCCGTCGAGGTCGGTGATGTCGTCCCGCACGGCAAGGTCGAGGTTGGCGATTTTATACGCGCCCTCGGAAAATTTTACCTGAGCCTCGCGCGCTTCCTTGTCGAGGTCTGGGTTGTTCTGGCGGCTGGCGGCGATGGTGATTCCGCGCACGCGGTCTGCGTTCCATCCGCTCTCGGATGCGATGGCGCGTGTCAGCACCTGCTTTGCGCTCATTTCCAGCGGCACGTAAAGCACGCGCGCCCCCTGCTTTGCCATCGCGATGCAAATTTGCGCGGCGAGCGCCGACTTGCCCGATGACGTAGGGCCGGGGATGACGAGGTAATCGGAGCGGTTGAGTTGGAGCATCGCATCCATTCCGGCGATGCCGGTGGGAAGCACGTCGCTGTTATTTTTGCCGTTGATGACTTCAAAGCAGATTTCGCGGATGATTTCCTTTGTGGATTTCGCGCCTGCCCGGTTGCGCGTGAGCATCGCGACGATCTCCTGCTGTGCCTCGGCAAGCGCCGCTACGGGGTCAAATTCCGCGTCAAACGCTGCGGTGCGTAGTTTCTCTCCAAGTGAGTAAGCACGGCGCGCAAGGGCGGCTTTCGCGACGATGCCGATGTAGTGCGAGGCGTTCGCAGCGGTGGGCAGGAAAACGTAAAGCTCGTTGAGTGCAGCCGCTCCGCCGATCTGGTCAAGTTTGTTCCGGTCGCGCAGGGCGGATGCCAGCACGATGAAGTCGAGCGGCTTTGATGCGGCCTGCGTTTCCGTGATTGTCTCGAAAATCTCGCCGTGCGCGGGGATGTAGAACGAGGATTTCGTGATGCAGGCCGAAGCGCACAGTGACAGCACGGCAACCGGGGCGAGCAGGATGGAGGCGAGAACGCCCTTTTCCGCGTTGAGATCGTGCGGGATGGTTTGAGTGAAGTCGTTCATTTTGCGTTCACCATGCCCACGCCGGGGAGGTAGTAGCTGGCGGCGGGTTTGGCCGGTGTTCCGTTGCGGTTGTCGCCGTCCATCCATGTCCACTCGAAGCCCTGCCAGCCTGAGAGAATGCACTTGTTGAGCGCGGCGATGGCCTTGCCGGGTTTCTGCGAGAGCTTGCCGAGCATGAGCTGCACGGCGTGGTCGGTCGCTGGCTTGCGGAGTTGCTTGCGGCTGTCAATCCAGCCTTGCAACGCATCGCCGAAGCCGTCCACTCCCGCGAAGCATTCGGGGATTGAGTATCCGGCTTTCTTCTCTGTCGGAATGCTTGTAGCATTGCTCTTAGCATCGCCAAGCATTGCTTGGCTCTTGTCTTGTCCTTTCTTGTCTTGTACTTTCTTCTCCTGTCCTTTCCAGCGTGCCGCCGCTGCTTTCTTCGCGCGCTCGGCAAACTTCTCATGGTATCCGTTGTGCTCATGCCAGTCGTGAATCTTCATGCCGTCCATGAATCCGCTGTCTTGCAATGCTTGTAGCATTGCTTGTGCATCGGTTGAGCATCCGACAAGCATCGCCAATTCCTCGGCTGAGTATTTGGTGAAGTCGCCATCCGGCTGATTCTCGGCTGCGTAGCTCCAAAGGCGAGGCGGAAGCCAAAGCGCAACGTCCCCGAGTCGTGCGCGGAGTCGCATCGTCTTGCGATGCGTCCAAAAAGAGGTCTGCACTCGGATAAAAAGAGCCATATCAAAGAACGAACTCCTTTCCTGTTATCTCGATATTGCCGTCAATATCCGTATCGATCTTGATGTCAATTTCGATGCCAAGCTTTTTCTTCAAAGCCTCGGCTATAATTTCCTGCGCCTCTTTTACCGATAATTCAATCGTCATTTTATTCCTCCAAACAACTCAGGCCGACTCACCCCTGAAAACTGCGCCGTGAAACGCTGAGGTGAGCCGGCCTGAATGGATTGTGTTTTTGTAATCACGGTTTAATTTATTACGCCGGTTTTCAGTCGGCACCTTCTCTCTACCGCATCCCCGCGCCCGTTGCAAGCGCAATCTCGCGCGTGCGCGGGCGTGGCGTGGCGGGGTGGTTGCGGGTCATACCGGGATAAGCTCTTGCTCTACGTGGTTCTCAACGTCCGCAAGGTTGGCAATGGCCTGCTTGAAATACGATTCTTTGAGTTCGCATCCCATTCCTTTGCGCCCGTTCAATACGGCACCAAAGACTTCGCTGCCAACGCCCATAAATGGAGTGAACACTACTTCGCCGGGGTTGCTCCAAAGCACGCAAGCGCGCTCAATAACGTCAAGTTGCAACGGATGGCAGTGCCGTTCATCGTCATTCTCTTTGGCCTCCCGATGCTTCAACACCTCGTCAATGCGGATGTCGTCCCAAAAGGCGTCCGCGTAGCGCCGCCATATCCAGTGAGAGAAGCGGTTTTTCTTTTGGTCGCCATCCATGCCCTTGAGGTGCCGGATGTCTGCGGGCATTTGCTCCTCGCCAGCGTAGCGATGCAACCCTGTGGGGTGCGAGACGGGCACCGCGTTTTCTCCGCTACGGCGGAAGATGAGAAGCTGATCGGCGTTTGCCATCGAGCACCGGGTCGAATCTTCGCACATTTGCCGATGAGCCAGAGATTTCATCATCGTGCGGTTGCGAACCGTCAGCGGCTCTTTCCAGATGAAATACCGATGAGTGAAACGGAAGCCGTTCTTTTCGTGCAGGCGGATAACGTCGCCGGGGAAGTCCGTGAGCGCGTCATTGCCTGAGTTGCCGGTCGGAATATCCATGCAATGCACGGCGCTCATCCTGCCGGGCTTTGTGAGGCGGTGGAGTTCTTGAATCACAAACTCGTAATGCCGGTAAAACTCATCCTTGGAAATGCAGTTGGATAAATCCTGTTCATCGCTGCTGTATTGGTAAAGTCCCGCGAATGGCGGCGAGTAAAGCGAGAGATCAACGATGCTCGCCGGTAGTTGCTTCATCACTTCCACGCAATCGCCGTGGTATAGTGCATATTTATTGGTCAGTAGTTCTTTCGGTGTGGTGTTCATGTTATTAAATCCAGCTTGGTAGTGTCGGGGTTATGGTGTGTGTTTTTCTTTCAGATTTGATTGCGTCGTTCATGTGCTTCACAAGCTCCTCGAACATCTTCTCGGCTTGCGCGGCTTTGCGGCTCATATTGTCGCGCACGCGCTGTTCGCCTTCGCTGGCGATGATGTCCACGGTTACGGGGTTCTTCTGTCCAAAGCGCCAGCATCGGCGGATTGACTGATAGTATTGCTCGTAAGAGTGCGAGGCGAACGTGACAACGTGATTGCAGAATTGCCAGTTGAGTCCCCAAGCGCCGATTTTCGGCTTGATGACTAGCACGCGCTTTTCCTGATTCAAGAATGAATCGTAAGCGGCCTCTTTTTCGTCGTCACTCATCGGCCCCTTCACTTGCACGCTGTTGGGAATCATAGCTTCCAGCGCCTCGCCCTCGGCGTTCGTGTGGCACCATGCCACGGCGGGACGGTCGTGAGAGACAAGCTGTGCAACCATTTCGCACCGCTCTTTCAGCGTGCGCTTGCGCTCATCTCTTTCCTCGGCAAGCCCGAAGGCAGGCATCGTGAAAAGCATCCCGTCCGGTGGCGTTGTCGGCTTCACGATATGCTCGCGCTCATTCAGCGCCGGTAGTTCGTAGCCATCATCGGCAAACCCGATGTCAGACGGCTTGCGGCACGCTCGCGCCCATGAGCAAACCCATTTCCAGAAATGGTCATGCGCGTGGCCCTTCAATCGCCATCCGTTAATTGCCTGCGAAACGCGAAATGAGATTTTCCCAAAATGGTTTGCCTGCTTTTCGAGGTTGTTGATCTTCTTCTCGTATTGGTCGGTCGTCTTTTGATCCATCTGCTTAAAGAATCGCGAAAGCATGTCTGAGTTGTTCAGGTCACCTAGCGCCTCGGATGACGTTCCGAGTTCGGTGAAGTCATTCGGTGCCGCTGTTGCCGTCCAAAGTGAGCGGTAAGGCAGCTTGCACATAAAGCGCGTAACGGCCTTCTGTGTTGCTCCGGTGGCGTGTTTGATGATGCTGCTTTCATCGCACGCGACTGCCACGAAATCAGAGGCGTTGAAAAGGTGGAGCTTTTCATAATTGGAAATCGTGATTTTCCCGGCTGGCTTTCCATCGCGAGAACGTCCCGCAGCTATGCCAAAGCGCGCCGCCTCTTTGAGCGTCTGCCCGCCGACTGCCAGCGGCGTGAGAATGAGCACGTTGCCGTTGGTTTTTTCCACGATGTTTTGGCACCACACAAGCTGCATAAGCGTCTTGCCGAGTCCGCAGTCCGCAAAGATTGCGGAGCGTCCTTTTCGGCAGGCCCATTCAATAAGTGCGCGCTGGAATGGGAAAAGGAAATCCGGCATGAATGTAGGTTCAAATCCAAACTCGCCTCCGAGTTGAGATTTCGCGTCTAAGAACTGTTCGTAGGTTTGATTCATAAAGTTACTCCTGCAAGATAGCCCGCACGCGGGCGATGGGTTGCTCCTTGGTCTCGCTGTGCGTGGTCATAGCTTCACCGGGTATTTCGTCCAGTCCACGTCAAAGCAGGCTGTGGCGAGCATCTTTGCCAGCGGCTCCACCGTGGCGGGGCGGTAGCGGGCAATGACGGTGGGCCAGTCCCACACGCGGGCTTCGATGAGTGTCCCGGTGTGGTCGAGGCTCCAGCCTAGGCCGCGCGATTCGAGGTCTGCGATGATGTCGTCTGCGGTGGGTGTGCTCATTGTTTTGCTTTGCGTTTCTTGGGTTCGTCGGCTGGCCACGGTATTCCGTTGCGCTCGGCGAGCAGCTTGCACGCGCTGAGTTCGTCCGCGCCCTCGGTTACTTTGCCGCGCATCGCAAGCGTCGCCATCGAATACCCATGGGCAAGCTCGGTGAATGCCCGGCGCGTGCCGTCCTTCATCGTGATAGTCGCGAAAAAGGCCATCCACGGGTAGCGATGCCCCGCGCCGGTCTTGCGGTGAGTGGCAACGCCGCACGTGCGCTT